GAGGCGCGCTACACATATGCAGGCCGTCGCGCCGCCAGCCGTGGCGCCGATGCTGCCTTGAAGGTGTCCGTCAATTCGGTCCTGCCGGCCATCACTGGTGATCTCTATCAGGGCGAAACCCTGACCTGTTCGACGGGCACCTGGTCGAACACGCCGGACTCGTATGCTTACCAGTGGCAGCGAGACGGTGTCCCGATCATCGGCGCCACGGCCAGCACTCGAGTTCTCGCCCTGGCCGACGCTGGCGCTGCGATGAGTTGCACGGTCGTTGCCACCAATTCAGGCGTCCCCCGCGCAGCCACATCAGCCGCGACCGCTGCGGTGCTCGGCGACCCGACATTCTCGGTGCAGCCGACGATCACCGGCACGGCGCAGGAAGGCGAGACCCTGACCGGCGTTCCCGGCACGCATACCGGCACCAGCGCGACCTATCGCTGGCTGGCTGATGATGTCGCAATCGGCGGCGAAACGACGGTGGAACTTGTGTTGGCGGTCGGCCAGGTTGGCGCCGTGATTACCTTTGAGGTCACCGCGATCAACGATGCCGGTTCTACCGTGGCGACGTCGGCCGCGACAGAAGCAGTCATAGCGGCCTGATCGATGCGTCTCGTCTCCATCACCCAGCCAACCGATCCCGTCCCCTCGCTCGACGAGGTGAAGGCGCATTTGCGCATGGTTGGCGTCACCGATGACGATGGCGACATTCTCTCCAAGATTTGGGGAGCGATCACCGAGTTCGAGGACACCCAACTCGGCTGGCTCGGGCGGTCCATTTCGCCCCGACAGATCGAGGTCAGGGCGGACCACTTCTGCAGCACATTCTATCTCCCCCGCCCGCCGATCCTTACGGGCGGTAGCTATACCCTGACCGTCAAATACGACGACGAGGACGGCGCCGAGCAGACCATTGCGGGGACCGTCTACCGTCTGGTCGACCCGGAGACGACAAAGGCCCGCATCATCCTTCGCGAAGATCAGTCGTGGCCGACTGACCTAATCAACGACGAAAGCAGCGTTCGGATCAGGTATTGGGCCGGCTACCCGAGCGATGATGTGCGGATCAGCAATTTCAAATCGGCGGTCAAACTGCACGTCCAGTTGACCTACGACGGCGACGAAGATGAGAAGCTTCGGCTTTCACAGACGATCGACCGACTGCTCAACGTTTACCGGATTTACTCATAGGAGAAACCTGACATGGCCGACATTTCCATCACTTCAACCCTCGTCGTTGCCGGCACTGGTGCCCGCATCGACCGCGGCATCGCGGGCGTTGCCATCACGGCTGGACAGGCCGTCTATCTCGACGCCACCACCGGCAAATATGGGCTGGCCGACACGGACAGCGCCACGGCCGGCGTGCGTGCGGCCATCGGCGTTGCGTTGAATGGCGCTTCGCTCAACCAGACCATCGCGGTCTGTACTGGCGGCCTTGTCACGATGGGCGCCACGCTGGTTGCGGGTAGCCCGTACTATCTATCGGGCGATCCGGGCGGCATTTGCCTGATCGCGGACGTGCTGGCCGGTGACTATCCCTGCATCATCGGCGTCGCCACCACGACGGGCATTCTCAACGTCGGCGTGGTCTATCCGGGCGTCGTGAAGGTCTAGCATGCACGCCGGCCAGCTCGATCGGCGCCTTCGTTTCGAGAAGCGCCAGGATGTCGACGACGGCCACGGCAATTCGGTGGGCGAGTTCGTCCACCAGTTCACGGTTGCGGCAAATCGCAAGTTTCTGACTGGCGGTGAGGGCGTTCTCGCCGCCAGGCTGACCGCGAGGCAACCGGCAATCGTGACGATCCGCAATTCGGCCGCTGGCCGCGGCATCCAGGCCGAGTGGCAGGCGGTCGATACGCGCGATGCCACAGTCTACAACATCCGCGAGAAGCCCAAAGAGACGGACGATCGGCATTGGCTGGAAATGCTGGTCGAAAGCGGGGTCGCCACCTGATGGCTGTCGTCGGTATCCCGGAGATGCGCAGGCGCGTCACCAGCATCCCTGCCATGGTCGTAACGTACGGCCAGGACGCCATGGAGAAGGGCGCACAAGAGATCGTGGACATGATGAAGCGGCTGGTTCCCGTCGACGACGGGGATTTGCGCGACAGCATCGGGTGGACATGGGGCGATGCGCCAAAAGGCGCGGTTGCCCTGCTCAAGAGCGCTCCGATCCGTGGCAATCTTCGCGTCACGATCTATGCCGGCAATCAGCGGGCATTCTATGCGGCGTGGGTCGAGTTCGGCACGCAAAAGAAGCCCGCGCAGCCGTATTTCTTCCCCTCATACCGGGCGCTCAAGACGCGCACCAAGCGCCGCCTGACAACGGCTGTCCGCAAGGGGCTGAAGTTCGTGGGCCCGGTGATGGTAGAGGCTGATACATGAGCGCAGAGGCCGAACTGCAGGACGCGCTGCTTGCTTCGCTGAAGGCCAGCACCGCTGTCATGGCATTGGTAGACGGCGTTCATGACAGCGTGCCTACGAACGCTTACGGCGCCAAGAAGGCGTATCTATCGCTTGGTCCGTCCGACGTGACGGAAGACGGCGCCGACTGCATCGCGTCGGGCGAGCATACGATGCAGATCGACGCATGGTCGCGGGCGGTTGGCAAGTACGCTTGCCGCGACATAGTCGGCACGGTCAAGACGGCGCTGCACGAGAAGCAATTGACGCTTGCCAGCACTCAGCTCGTCGATTTGCGCGTCAATTACCGCCGCGTCTTTGGCGATCCAGACGGCCTGACGACGCACGGCGTGGTTCTGGTCACGGCACTGATCGACGAAGCCTATGATTGACATGGCGTGGGCCGTATTCAGCCAGGATTGTTCGTGGTCCCGGCCGCGCAGTCGGTTCGGATTCTCGGCGAAAGCCTCGACGACGCCGCAAGAGTGGCCACGCGATTTCATTGATCACTGCGTTTCGATCGGGCGGGCCGCGCACCACCCATCGCCAACCAAAAGTCAGGCCGCGGACTTGAAACCCAGGAAAGGTAAGAAACGATGACCAGGGCAGTAACTGCAAATTTCCATCAGATGGTGCTTGAGGTCGAAACGGCCGCAAGTTCCGGCGTCTATGCCAAGATTTGCGGCCTGACGTCGAGAGGCATCAATCGCCAGCACAACATGCAGACGAGCGAAGTTCCCGACTGCGATGACGAGTCGCTGCCGGCTTCCGTCGAGCGCGCGGTGCAGTCGTCCGAAGCCACGATTTCGGCCAACGGCGTTTGGGCGGCGCAGTCGCACGAGATGCTGCTTGACTGGTGGGAGGCTGGATCAACCAAGTCCATCCGCATCTATCACGCTGCGGCGACGCCGGGAACCACTCAGTACGAGACCGGCAACGCCTTCCTCGTGAGCGTCAACAACGCTGTCGAGCGCGGCCAGAAGGTGACGGCGGAACTCGACATCCAGTTCGACGGCATCCCGACGCGCACGATGGCGCCGTAGTGCGGGGCGCGGAAACTATTGTATGGCCGGGCGGGGAGCACGATTTCCGCCTTGGCATCGGCGAGTTGCGGGCCATCGAACAGCGCAGCGACGCCGGCAGTTCTGTGGTTATGATGCGGCTGCTCACTGGGCAGTTCAAGATCGACGACGTCTTCTCGACGCTGCGTATTGGTTTGGTCGGTGGCGGCATGTCCGAAACCGAAGCCAAGAAGACCGTCGAGGCCGCGCTCGACGTCGCCAGCCCCTACAAACTTTCCGTGACAGCCGCAGACGTGCTGCGGCGCTTTGTCATGTGGGACGACGGAGACGATCAACCGGGGGAAGCGCCAGCGGTGGCGAAGGAGCCGTAAAACCACCGCTCAGGAATGGACGCACCCGCTGGTCATCCTACTACGGAGCCGGCGCCGTGCTCGGCTACACGCCCCGCGAGGTCGACGATTTGACCCTGTGGGAATTCGAGGCGTGCGTCAACGGATACCGCCAAGCGCATTCTTCGAAGGAAGAGACGCCACCCGCAATGGACGACGATACGGCTGCGGAACTTGGGATCGAAGGGTTTTAGATGCCTTCAACGCAAGAAGATTTGGCCCGGCTGCTCGTCACCATCGAGCTGTCGCAGGCCAAGACCGAGAAGCAGGCCGCGGCGATTGCTGCGGCCGGCGAGCGCGCGGCACGCAAGATCGATGGCGACTTCAGGGCGGCCAACCAGAACATCGCCAAAAGCTTCGACGCCGGCGGCAAGAAGGTCATTCAGTCGCTCGGTGCGCAGCGCGGCGCCGTCACCAACCTCAGTTTCCAGCTCAACGACATCGCGACCCAGCTTTCGTCCGGCACGTCGTTCTTTCAGGTCATGGCACAGCAGGGCGGGCAGGTTGTCCAGTCGTTGACCGGAGCCGGCGGCGTCCTTGGTGCGCTCAAGATCGTCAGCGGCGCGCTGTTCAATCCGTTCACGC